CATAAGAGGCGTTGATGTTACTATAAGTCAAGGCAGTAATGTAGAATCACTAAACTTTGTTGCTTCTGCTTTTGAAAATTTATCTAGACAAATATCAGAGAAGCTGCGCGCTGGGCAGTTTGTTGTAAGGAATAATACTTATCTGACAAGTAGTCCGATAATTAATTTAAAAGCAGTAAAAGGCTATACTGATCCAAGATTTTTGTTTGCAGAAAATTTAAACCTTTATAGAGAATTTTTAAGATCTTTTGTTAAAAACCCGCTTGTGATGAAAAAAGTTTTTAACTTCAGTACCTTTTGCGATTTTGTACAAGATTCGTTAGAAACATTTATACTTTCTGCTCCGATGTTTTTTAGTGATTTTGTTAAATCAAGACAAAATTCTATTTTAAATTCCGGATTGGCAGTTGAGTATGCATCTTTCCCATATGATGATGATTCAAGAAAGATCTCTAATTTTTATCAAGATCCTAATTTTGAATTCTTCACAAGACTGGCAGGATATAATGGTTTTAGCATTGACAAGCATACCCCGTTTAGGCTTGTGGCAAATATAACAACACCACAGATGAAATTCTATATTTTACAGAATAGTGTAAACTTAGCATCAAAAAATGTTAATTCTATGACTCCTCAAAATATTATTGAAGATTTCTACTTAGCTGCTAACACTGATTTTAATGATTTTTATGTTTTATTGACACAGATATATAATGAGTTTGTACAACAAAGCCCAAGTATGAGAGTACCTATATTAGCAAAATGCGGTGTTATGGCTGACTCTCTTAAGACTAGAAAGCTAATCCTTGATGATAATTCTAATATTAACTTATCCGATGAAGAATTCAAGAAAATAATTGTGACATATATTAAAGTAAAAAATATTAAATCAACAGTAACATATAAGAAAGAAACATTAAATGTCATTATTCAAGATGCTCTAAAATTTAATAAGTCTTATGGATTAGGTAAGAGCATACAGTATATTGATAAAAAGTTTAACGGCTTTGAGAATCAAGAAGGATCTGTATTCTATGATGCAACAAAGAAAAACAATAAAGATTCTACTTCTATTTCTATAAAATCAATAGTTGATAATAAATTTGTTGAAAATAAAATGAAAATTAAATAAGTGATTTATGATTTTTCAAACCCTTGACGACAAGCCGGACTGCCCGTGTTACTATGTGGGCGGTGAGGCGATGATGACCCTTGTAGGAAAGAATTTTAAAACTTGGTCTTGGAACCCGAACATTCCAAGTGGCACAGATGTAGCACAGATTTGGACAGGTGGCAAGTCTCTTGAAGAAGTTTGTCCTGATTCATTAAAAGATAAATTTAAAGCTATTGACAATAAGCTTAAAGCGATTTATAGATCGTTTACGCTTGCTAAAATTGATCTTAACGAAACCTGCTTTTATGACCTAATTAATGAAGGAGACATAAAAGAGTATGCGACTCTTAAGGATAAAATTACTGAATCTGTTTTTCAAAATTATTCCAGACCCATCAACTATGGATTTATGGTTTCGCTTTATGCGTCTCTTGCAGAGATTGAACGAAACAATGTAAATATTGATTGGGAATGGTTGGCTACAAAACGATTCACCCAGAAAGGCAAGTCAGTTTGGGACAAACTACAGAACTCAAACAAGAAAATTGCTTTTTCTCCTTATGGTTCAAAGACAGGACGATTGACTTTAAAAGACAACGCTATTCCAATTTTGAACTTGGATAAAGAATACAGGAAAGCATTTAAGCCAAATAACGATTGGTTTGTTGAATTTGATTATAACGCTGCCGATTTGCGTTCTTTCTTCTATGTCTTGAACAAACCGCAACCAAAAGGCGACCTTCACGATTGGAACACCTCGGTTGTCTATAAAAATGCTATTGATAGAGACCAAGCAAAGAAAGCAATGTTCGCTTGGCTTTATGATTTAAACAAAGAAGACCAAGCACTTGAAAAGTATTACGAAAGAAATAAAATACTTGACAAGTTCTACAAAGAAGGTAAGATTGTAAATCCTTTTGGAAGAGAGATAGAGTGCGATAAAGACCACGCTATTCCTTATCTTATTCAATCAACCACAGCGGACTATGTTTTAAGAAGGTTGAATGAAGTTAATGAACTTTTGAAAGGCAAAAACACAAAAATCTTCACAACAATCCACGATTCTATTGTTATTGACCTTGATTGGTCGGAAAGAGCGCTTATTAACGACATTCTTGCTGTCTTGCGTAAAGACAACTTTGTCGTTAATACCTCAACAGGCAAGAATTTCGGAGAAATGAGAGAAATTAAACTATGAATGTGATTGGTCTTGGTAATGTTGGCTCTAAAATCGCAAAGTGCTTTGAGAAATACCCTCAATACACCGTCGCGACAATCGCAAACCAAGACCACGGAGACACCATATTAATAAAAGAACAAAATCACCCAGAAAAGTATGAGGCTCTAGCCCCGAACCTAGAGAAGATTATAGATTCCTTGGAAGACGAAGTGCTTTTTATTGTTTGCGGTGCTTCGTTCACATCGGCTTTATCTTTGGTTGTTTTGGAACAGCTAAAGCATAAGCCAATTGATGTTCTTTACATCAAAACAGACACAGAAATGTTAAGCCAAATGAAGAAGATGCACGAAAAAGTTGTTTATAATGTCCTCCAGCAGAAAGCACGGTCAGGGGCATTCAGAAACCTTTACATAGTGTCGAACCAAAAGGTAGAAGAAACCCTTGGTGACCTTCCAGTTATAGGATTCTGGGATAAAATAAATGATTTCATCGCTTCAACCTTTCATATGGTGAACGTTTACACACACCAAGACCCTATAATGGGCGGTTTAGAAGCTCCACCCGACACTTGTAGAATCTCTACTGTCGGTGTCAAGGAGTTGTCAGGAGGGCAGGAGACAGACCTGTTTGAGCTTGACAGCGCTAGGGCGACTCGTTATATGTATGGCGTGAACGAGGACAGACTGAAAGCGTCCTCCGACACACTCAAAAAAATAAAATCAGAACTGAAAACTAAAATAACCGAAGACCATTCGGTTTCTTATGGGATTTACCCAACCACGTATAAAGTGGACTATTGTTGGTTTATTAAATCAACATCAATTATTCAAAGTTAAGCGACGTGGAGAAGTGCCACGTTGACTATAGAGTTACACTCAAACCATTAAAGGAGAAATAAAATGGCTATTGATCTATCAAAAATGAAGGCTAAACTTGAGGCTCTGCGTAGCAAGGGTGAAGGTGGCGGCGATAAGCAGTCCGTCCTGTGGAAGATTACTGACGGCGACCACGACGTTCGCATTGTAAGTCCATCAGACGGCGATCCGTTCCGCGATCTGCACTTCCACTATATGGAAGTTAATGGCAAGAACGTTTCGGTTCTGTGTCCAAAGCGCAACTACGGTGATGAGTGTCCAGTTTGTGAGTTTGCTTCTGCACTATGGAAGGAGTCTTCTGCATCAGGCGACCAAGAGGGAATGAAGATGGCGAAGTCACTATTCGTCAAGCAACGCTTCTTCTCACCAGTTCTGGTTCGTGGCGAAGAAGATAAGGGCGTCCGCATTTGGGGCTATGGCAAGTCAACTTATGAAAGTTTGCTTGGTCTCGTTCTTAATCCTGACTATGGCGACATTACCGATATCGATGAGGGAACTGACCTCACACTAACTTATGGTAAGACATCCGGTGCTTCATTTGCTCAAACAAAGATTCAACCACGCCGTAAGACCTCTCCGCTATGTGATAGTAGAATTGGTGGCAAGGACCGTTGTGCCGAGCTTCTACAGAACATCCCTTCTGTGGATACTATTTACCCGAGGAAGTCTACTGCCGATGTGCAGAAGGTTCTTGACGAGTACTTGGCCGACGAATCATCTGCCGGTGATGATGTTGTGAAATATAACACAGCAAACACCTCACGAATCGACCAAGCCTATCAAGAGCTAATGGGCGACTGAATTGACAAAGTGGGGGCAATCGGATAGGTTGTCCCCACAACAAAAAGGAGAATTAGAATGTTAGAAAGTGTTAGACAAGTTGTCGCAGAAGTTGTAGCCAGCGCGACAGAGGTTGCTAAACAAGCAACCACAAAGAAAGCATTTTGGATCGGCGTTGCGGTCGTCCTCGCAGTTGTGTTTCTAGGAACTTGTGCTGTACCAGCAGAAGCAAACGAAAACACATTCGATACCGATGTTCACAAAATGAATTACACAAACACAATTCAAACTGTTAATGGAGAAGAGCATGGGTGCGTTTGCGATCACTGCGACTGTGATTCTGTTCGGAATCAGAGCGTTTATTGATTAATAGGAGGATAGGTGTCTAAAGCAAAAACAACTCAAAAAGCAGGGCGCCTTTCCATTTCCGAAATGCGTGATCTTGTCAATAAAAAGGCAGGAATGAATGTCGCGCATGATCTACAAGATAGTAATCCAACCGAAGTGACCGACTGGATCCCAACAGGTTCACGTTGGTTGGATTCTATTATTTGTAGCGGCAAAATGGCGGGGATCCCCGTAGGTAAAATTGTAGAGATTGCTGGTCTTGAAGGAACAGGTAAATCTTATATGGCGGCGCAAATCGCCTCCAACGCCCAAAAGAAGGGCATCGACGTAATCTACTTTGATTCAGAATCAGCAGTAGATCCAGAGTTTTTAAGTTCTACCGGTTGTAACCTTGAAAACTTGCTTTACATTCAAGGCACAACAACCGAGTTTGTTTTGGAAACAATAGAACAACTATTGGCATCTAACACAAACAAAATGCTTTTTATCTGGGATTCTCTGGCAAATACGCCTTGTGAATCCGACTTGGAATCAAGCTTCAACCCACAGACTTCTATGGCTATGAAGCCTCGTATTCTATCAAAAGCATTTGCAAAACTAACAATTCCAATTGCAAATTCTCATTCAACCTTGCTTCTTCTAAACCAGTTGAAGACAAACATTACTTCAAATGTCGCAGAAGCGCTGGTTGAACCTTACTTTACGCCAGGTGGTAAAGCACCAGCTTATGCTTATTCATTACGAATTTGGCTGACAGGACGTAAGAGCAAGGCATCATTCTTGATGGATGAAAGAGGATTCCAGATTGGTTCAGAAGTCAAGGCAAAAATTAAGAAGTCCCGCTTTGGTTCACTTAACCGCGAATGCACATTCAAGATTTTGTGGGCTGGTGGTTCAGTAAACATTCAAGATGAAGAAAGTTGGTTTGAGGCTATCAAGTCCTCAGAGCATTTGGAACAAGCTGGCGCTTGGTTTAGGCTAAAGTTTAAAGACGGCACAGAAGAAAAGTTCCAATCCGCTCACTGGAATGACAAAATCAAAGAACCAAAGTTTAGAGAGAGAGTCTTGGAACTTATGGACGAAGAAATTATCCACAAGTTTGATAACAAGACAGGTGCAGCAGAGAACTACTACAATATCGATTCTGAAGAAGAACTCGATTGACACTCCCTTGACTTGACGGATCGCCTCCCACCGGCTACTATGATGGTGTCTGTGGGGGGCGTTTTGTCTATCGAGGGTAAGAATCGTAGGTTTATGAATATTGCGAAGAGAATTGCGCAGGAGTCAGGTGGTCCTGACTATAAGCACGGTGCAGTCTTAGTTCGCGGTGGTCAAGTTGTTAATTATTCACACAACTGCCTACGTCCCGTAAACTGGGCAAACCGTTTCCGTAATCATCAGTGTGGACACGCCACACAACACGCCGAGCTTGGTGCTATTCTTGGCATTTCTCGCAAGAAGACCACAGGCTCCACTATCTACGTCGCACGAATTGGCAGCGATGGTCATTTTCGGCTTTCCAAGCCTTGTCCTATGTGTCTTCAAATTATGGAACACGTTGGAATCAAGAGGGTTGTTTACACCGTTAATGATGAACACGTTGCTGAAATCAAGTTGACGCAGGGAATTGACGAAGAGCACTTTAACTATATGCCCGCTTTGCGGTCTGCCAAGAGGAAGGAAAAGCGTAATGAATAAGCGAGTTATGATTGTCGATGCCTTGAATATGTACATCAGGGCATATATCGTTAACCCAACTATGTCCACAAATGGCAACCCTGTCGGTGCTGTTGTTGGCTTTCTTGGGATGTTGCGTAAGCAAATTAGGGAAATAAAGCCAGACCAAGTTATTATCTGTTGGGACGGCAAGGGCGGCTCTTCTCGCCGTCGTGAGGTTGTTAAGGAATACAAGGAAGGTCGCAAGCCCATTCGCAAGAACTACGAAGTAGACGGAATGGACAAGCAGACAGAGAAGGAAAACCAGATCTGGCAACAACAGACGCTAATGGAAATTATCAATAACCTTCCATTTATCCAGATTATGGTTGATAACGTGGAAGCAGACGACATTATTGCTTATGTTTCCAAGTCGAAGATTTACTCTGGATGGCAAAAGGTTATTGTTTCATCGGACAAGGACTTTATCCAGCTTCTTGATAGTGAAACTATCCTGTTCCGACCTATTCAAGACAAGCTTCACACAGTAAAGAATGTTATTGAAGAGTTTGGAATTGCTCCAAGCAACTTTGCCATTGCAAGGGCTATTGCTGGTGACCCTTCAGACAACCTAGAAGGCGTCCCAGGCGCAGGACTTAAGACTATCTCTAAGCGTTTACCTGTTTTGGTTGAGAACGAGACAGCTACTCTTGACGAGGTTCTGACATCTTGTGAGGAATACCGTGGTAAGATCAAGTTCTACAAGGACGTTGCCGAAAGCCAAGAACTTGTGAAAACAAACTACAGCATTATGAATCTTGTTCCGCCTATGATTTCACCGCAAGGAACAGCAAAGATTCTTTATGCTATTGAAAACTTTGAATTTGAAGTGAACGCAACAAAGCTAAAGACAATTTCGATTGAGGGCGGATTTGCTGCATTTGACTGGTCTGAGATTGTGTCAACAGCCAGGTCTATTATTCACTCAAATAAAAAGGATTGACAGGGCTGGCGGGCCTACTTATACTACCCCCCGAGGAAACGAATGAATATGAGTAATCCAAGCTTTGCCACTTATGGTAAAAGCTTTCAAGAGGATTTGTGCCATCTTATTTTGGAAGACAGACCTTTTGCTGACCAAATGTTTGAGGTGCTAGATGAAGAATATCTAGAACTCAAATATCTGCGCGTTTTTGTGCAGAAAATCAGAGAATACAGGGATAAGTACAAACTGCATCCAAACCATTCTGCTATGGTGACGATGATTAAATCAGGTCTTGGCGAACAAAATGAAGCAATCAAAACGCAAGTAGTTGATTATGCTGCCAGGATTCTATCAAAAGATGAAGTAGATAACTCGGCATTTATTAAAGACACGGCTCTTGACTTTTGTAGAAAGCAAAAGCTTAAAGAAGCTATGGTTAAATCTGTTGCACTTATCAATAATTCTTCTTACGACGAAATTAGCAAACTAATTAACGATGCCATTAAACTTGGTTCATCAAATGAATATGGATATGATTATGTTAAAGACTTTGAAAAGCGTTTTGAACGCAAAGCACGCAACGCCGTTTCTACTGGCTGGGCTGAAATTGACGCTATTTGCGCTAATGGTCTTGGTTCCGGCGAACTCGGCGTTGTAATTGCGCCAACTGGCGCTGGTAAGTCAATGGTTCTTGTTCATTTGGGAGCGCAAGCCCTAAAAGCAGGACTCAATGTTGTTCATTACACATTGGAGTTGTCTGATACGGTTATCGCTCAACGATACGATTCTTGTCTTACCAAGGTTCCACTTTCCGATCTTTTCCAATACAAAGACTTGATTCAAGAGACTGTCCGTGATATGAAGGGAACACTGATTATCAAGGAATATCCAACTAAATCTGCTTCTGCTAATACACTATTAAGTCATCTTGAAAAACTGCGAGCAGCAGAAATCAAAGTTGATATGGTTATTGTTGATTACGGAGATTTGCTAAAGCCAATTTCTTCTAATCATAGGGAAAAGAGAAACGAGTTGGAATCTATTTATGAAGAGTTGCGCTCAATCGCGCAACAATTCAAGTGTCCAGTTTGGACTGCTTCTCAAACAAATCGGTCAGGTCTCAATGCAGAAGTTATTACAATGGAATCTATCTCCGAAGCATTCTCAAAGTGCTTTGTCGCAGATCTCATATTCTCTGTTTCAAGGACCGTAGAAGATAAACAAACTGATTCTGGTCGGATCTTTATCGCAAAGAATAGATTTGGTCCAGACGGGGTGGTATTCCATATTACAATGAGAACAAAAGATATTTTCATTGATGTGAAACCGCAGGGAACAGAAGACGCAGTAGCAGAACTACTAAACTCAAAAGACCAAGCGGCGAAGTTGAAAGAGAAATACAAGAAATTTAGAAAAGATAAAAAGGAAAAAGAAAATGAATCTAGCAACTAGGATTTTGTCGGACATTACAGTCCACATGAAATACGCAAGGTATTTACCAGAACAATACCGCCGTGAATCTTATGAGGAAATCACGGAACGAAATCTGGATATGCATATCAAGAAGTACCCGCATCTTGAAAACGAGATAAGGGAAGCATACAAGTATGTTTTCAGTCGTCAAGTTTTGCCTTCAATGCGCTCAATGCAGTTTGGTGGCAAGCCAATCGAGATTGCGCCAAACAGAATCTTCAACTGTGCGTTTATGCCTATTGACGATCTACGCTCTTTCTCGGAAGCAATGTTCCTTCTATTGGGCGGAACTGGCGTAGGCTTCTCAGTCCAAAAGCACCACGTTGAGAAACTACCAGAGATTCGGATTCCATCAGGTCGCGAAAAGCGTTTCCTTGTTGGTGACTCGATTGAAGGTTGGGCCGATGCTGTCCGCGTTCTTCTACAATCTTACTTTAAGGGAACAAGTCGTATCCGCTTTGATTTCTCGGACATTCGCCCCAAGGGTGCCCGTTTGGTTACTTCCGGCGGTAAAGCACCGGGACCACAGCCACTTGTTGAGTGTTTGGTCAAGATTGACGGAATGCTGAACACAAAGAAAGACGGAGACAAACTAACTCCTATTGAATGCCACGACATTATGTGCCACATCGCAGACGCCGTGCTTGCTGGTGGTATTCGTCGCGCTGCTTTGATTTCACTATTCTCTGCTGACGACGACGAAATGATTGCTTGTAAGGCCGGAAACTGGTGGGAAACAAACCCACAACGCGGTCGTGCCAACAACTCTGCTGTTCTTCTTCGCCATAAGGTTGAGAAAGAATACTTTATGGATCTTTGGACTCGCATTCGTGAAAGCGGTTCAGGCGAACCCGGAATTTATCTAAACAACGATAAAGATTGGGGAACTAATCCTTGCTGTGAAATCGCCCTTCGTCCTTACCAGTTCTGTAATCTTACAGAAGTAAATGTAAGCGATGTAGAAACACAAGAAGACTACGAAGCAAGAGTCCGCGCAGCAGCGTTTATTGGTACTCTACAAGCATCTTACACAGACTTCCACTATCTCCGTCCAGTTTGGCAGAGAACAACCGAGAAGGACGCTCTAATCGGTGTTGGAATGACTGGTATTGCTTCTGGAAAGGTTCTTGATCTTGATATGGTAAGAGCAGGACAAGTTGTGAAAGAAGAGAATGCCCGCGTTGCTGGCCTTCTAGGTATCAATCCAGCAGCAAGAACAACTTGCGTCAAACCTTCCGGCACAACCTCGCTTGTTCTTGGCACTTCTTCTGGAATTCACGCTTGGCACAACGACACTTACATTCGTCGTATCCGTGTCGGCAAGAATGAAGCAATCTACACTTACCTTGTAGAGAATCACCCAGAACTAATCGAAGACGAATACTTCCGCCCACACGACACCGCTGTTATTTCTGTTCCACAGAAAGCACCAGAAGGTTCTATTGTTCGCACAGAATCCGCCCTTGACCTTTTGGAGAGAGTAAAGAAGGTAAGTCAAACTTGGATCAAGTCAGGACACCGTAAGGGTCAAAATACCCACAATGTTTCTGCTACTGTTTCAATCAAGAATGACGAATGGGATGTTGTTGGTGAGTGGATGTGGCAAAACAGAGCATTCTACAACGGTCTTTCAGTTCTTCCGGCGTATGAACACACTTACAAGCAAGCACCTTACGAAGATTGCGATGATGAAACCTACAACAAACTATTTGAGGCCCTAAAATCAATCGACCTCAACTATGTTCATGAAGTAGATGACAACACCAATCTTACAGATCAGGTGGCTTGTGCAAGCGGAGCCTGCGAAATCAAGTGATAATGTGTCCTTCCTGTCTATTTTGGGCAGGAAGGACTATTTATTTGTGTTAAGGGGTCAATAAGTGAAGATCACAACTGCTCAACTTCGTCAGATTCTTAAAGAAGAAATAGAAAGAGAATTAAATCCAGTTGAAGAAGGTGTTCTAGATTACTTTGGCCTCGGAAAAAAACAAGAGCTACTTAAGAAAGAACAGTTGACAGACAAAGAAGCCGCAGATTTCTTATTGAGCGATGAAGCTTACGCCCAATATAGAAATGAAATGGATTTCGAATATGTTGTCGTAACGGTACATCAGCTTAGAACTGCTATGCTAAAAGATCCAGAATGGGATACAAATTGGAAAACTATTTTACCAACTCTAGATGAATACAATACATTTGAGGGTTTTTTGACACACTGTGGCAGGTTACTCCACACAGCGATTCGTGCGAAACTATCTGGTGATGAAGCCGAAGCCAAAAGACTAAGAAGAGAAGTCAAAGATAACGTATTTCATCTAAACAGAGAATGGAATAAATTTAAATATGGTAAAGGTAAATAAGCAAATGAAACTTCTTTTAGAAAGATGGAATAAATACCTCAAAGAAGGTGATGATAA